TTCGTGTCTTTTGAGCATTTCAAGGGTGCGCTCCGCATCCCCGTTTTCTTCTGACCTTTTAAGCCTTTTCTGTGTTGGTTGCGATAAAAGAAGTTCGTAGAAATGGTCGCTACGATATTTTATCGCATCCAGATTAGCTTCGTAATAATTCATTTAACCTCCTTTTATATTTTCCTTAAACCATTATCGTAGGTTTTCCATCCACGCCGAAACAACATGGACTCCGTTCTTCCGTGTACTTGAGAAGTCGGTCTTATCCATTCGGAGTTTATCTGTCCACTTTCATCGTTACATTACTCCGCACCGTGGAATTTCACCACGTCTTCATATAAAGTCATTCGACCCACTGTAAGAATTAACCTCCTTTTAAATTAGACAGACAGGCATCTGTCTTAGATTCTATCTATTGTTTTACCATCTTCGTTCAAAAAATATACATCATCGTCCGTGTCGAAAAACCTAATTCCATCCTTGGTGTTGAGGGTAATCAATAGCGGATTCCTCCCGCATCCCTCTGGATACTTTTTTCTTATTGTTTCTACTGGTACTTCTCCCGTGTTTTCACTCGCACATTTCCAAGTTACTTCAATTACATTGGGTATCAATGTGAAACCGCCTTCTTCTAAGTGTATCTTTGCTATCATGTCTTTCTCCTTTTTTTGTTTGCCTGTCTGTCTATGTACCTTGGTCTACTTTACCCTGAGTTTTTGCATCTGCCGCAATCTTTGTTTTAATTACCTCCACCTGATTTTTGTTGTCCTCTGTCTGCTGTTGCCTCTGTGCCTCTTGTGCGAACATTTCAAGCATTTTGTCCTTCTCTGGAAGGTCGGAGAGTTCGATGAGGAAGGGCATCGGGACGGGTGCGCCCTTACCTGCAAGTTCAGCCCACATCGTGAAGTTGGCTATCCTTGTAGTGGGTGACCATCCACTTTCGCTGACTATAACATCCTGTTTGGTGAGGTCTGACTTTTCAAGCAACTTCTTAATTTCCATCATATCAACCTGTTCGGCGGGTACACCACCTATCTGAACGGGTGATTTCATGCTTTCGTTGATTATGATTTTCAATATCCTTTCGGGGCTATAGAATTTCTGAATCATAGCCACAAGCAAACGACCTATCTTGACCTTTGCTATGGAGAAGTTGTCAAACAGAAATTCGTTCCCCACAAGCCCCTGCTTCTTTCTTTCAAGAATAGCGATACCTGATTGTGCGTTAGAGGCCGCACCCTCCATTTCAAGGTTGATGTTCAGTACTTCCCGTAGGGACTGGCTTTCAATCTGAAGAAGGTTGATGATTTCCACGGGAACCTTTGCGCCCTCAACTTTTTCGGGGAGTGCCTTAACTGAGTTGACCCTCTGAGTGAATCCGGGAGTAGATGAATTTCTCTTGAAGTTACTTACCTCTGCGGGGGTCGGGAAGGTCGTGTCGTCATAGAACCACCCGTAGGCCGCCTGACGGTTCATAATGTCGGTAAGCTGTGAATGGCGTTTGTTTATTTCCCTTTGTGGGTCTTTGACTGAATGGACTTTGCCCCAAAACATATCGCCACGTTTCTTCGCATAGAAGGGTACGATGTGGAAGTCTTGCATTGCAAGGTTGGGGTAGGCATCTTCAAGTAGAACTTCACCTGCGGTCTTTGTGACACGCATCTTGTGAACCACTCTTGGAATAACCGTTAAGGGGGGGATACTTTCAAGGGCTGATATGTCCTCTTTGGGCCAATCTGAGGCATTATAGTAGAAGTTGCTTTCTACGTCTACAACCACATATGAACGTTTATATTCCTTTCTCCACGTTTCAAGCATCTTTAAAGACTTCTTTTCAAGGTCGATGAGGTCGGGGTCGCCAACAACTTTTATGCTGTTGTCGGTGTGGGCGTAAGCGTCGCCAACGGGTTCATGGGAAACTTCGTCTGTTTCTTCCTCAAACTCACCGAATATCTCAGTAATCTTGTCGGGGTACATTTCGGTCAATTTCGCACGTGAGTACCATTTAGTCTTTACAAGATATTCAAGGTCACTGCAATCCTTCTTTGCATGGGGGCCGAAATAGCAATCATCCCATTCAAACTTCTCTACAATAATGTCGCCTTCGATGTTATTTGAGAAATCAATGTATGCGTTGAACAATCCCCTTCCGACTATCGTACCATCGTCAAAGACTTCTGTTTCCTCAAATCTGTAATTGCAATTCTCCAATAGGTTCTTGGTGACAATGTTGAGTATTTCCGATACCCTTTGGTCGCCGTCCTCTGTGGGCATATATTTGATGTCGGTTCTATTCTGACGCTGATAACCGCTTAGAAGGTCGATTTTTGATTCAATCTGATTGATGGTGAGGCAAGCCCTTTTTTCCTTTTCAAGTTGGGATTTGATGGAATCATCCCATTGTTCCCCACGGTAGAACTCAAGGCTTTCCCTTCCTTGAATACGGGAGGGCTTTTCAAGGTCACGGGCATAGCGATAGAGTTTAAGACAGTCCGCAACTATATCCTCGTCCCGTTCTTTCTTCTTGGTTTCGGATACGACTATCTCGGTGATGTTATGGGTGTGACCATCCGCAACACCGATAGTCCAACGTCCAGTACCAGTGGGTAGTTCCTGACCGTCCATCGTGAGTTTCTTGTCAACGTCGAATGTGACGGGATGTGAATGACCCTTGCTGATAGAGGTGAACCCCGCCCCCGTCTTATCATTGGTATAGACGATATGCTTGTGTCCATTACCTACCCTGACTGTCTGTAATAGCCTTACGCCGCCATCCATCCAAATTCTCCCTTAGTTTCCTCTGTTTTGTCGAAGTCATACCCTTCCTTCTTTTGCCGTCTGAACATAGAATCCTTATAAGTAAGTGTAAGGTTAAATGCGTCTGCATGGTTTGGTGAAGTGCTTAATGAAAGTCTGCGTTTCATGTCATACTTTGAATCAACCTCAATGGTTTTTCCTGATAGATGTCTAAATTTGGGCGACCAAAGTTCTGATTTGAATACAAGGTCGTTTGGAATGGAGGGAAGGTTGGCTTCAAATGCTTCCCTTGCCTTCCACCAAAGTTCCGAACGGACGTTCTTAAACCTTTCATCCAGACAGGTAACCCTAACATCAACGGGATAAACCCTGTAACCCAACTCTTTAAGGCGATAATAGACACCATTTCCTATGCCTATAACGTCTATAAAGCAAGCCGTAACCTTCTCGCCATCCATCAATTCCGATGCCCAACCAACAACTTCCATTGTATTTGGTGAACTGAACTTCTCAAATGACTTCACCTTCCATCCCTGACGTATGCAAGCCACGGTATTATCGCCACCCGCACCAACGTCAAGCCCCATTATGATAGGGTCGTCGTCATCGACATATATTTCACGGTCAACGGCGTTCATTACCCAATCATAGGGAATGATGGTGTCGGCTTCGGCAAGGGGGGGGAGTCCCTTAACGAGAGTCCGAAAGGTGTTGGAGTTCCTTCCATACTTTTGTTCCATATCAAGGATGTGCTGTTTGCTGACGTTTTCACTTTCCTCTGCATCCCAATGGATACATATCCACTTGTGGGCGTTGGGGCCCGTATGACTATCTACAGCATAGCCCGACTGATAGATGGGGTTGAATAACATCAAAATCCAGTTTACGCCTTCGGCTGACGTTATTGTACCTTCTAAGGGCTTAAATACGGGTTGTGGTACACTTGCGGCCTCATCTACGACTATTAGCATATTGGGTGCGTGGAAACCGTACAACGTACCCGCTTGAGAATCAGGGTCGTCTTTGGGGTTGGCTGTTTTCCAAAAGGCGAAACATTCCTTGCCGTTCAACTGTTGGACATAAATGCGCTGAGTTTCCACAACAAGATGGTCGTCCTTTAAGGCTTCTCCCTTAAATACACACTGAGGTTTAAGGTCTTTGTCCAACTTATTGTACCAACGTGCAAACTCTGACCATAGAATGTTCTTGATTTGGTCTGCCGTGGGAGCCGTACAAGGTATAAGTGTTTCGGGGAAGCAACACAACCACCACATCATTACCCATGAACAGAAAGCATCCTTTCCTGTACCCTGACCCGACATGATGGAAATACCAATCTTTTCAGCATATTCCAAATCTTCGGGTGTCATTTTCTTACCAAGCATGGCTTTTCGCTTGGCATTGACGAGTTTAGATACTTCTCTCGCCGCCAATCTCTGTTGGGTTGACATTGATAGTCCGTTGGACGGGTTCACCCCTACGGCTTCCTCTACAAACTTTTCAAGGGAGTCTTTCCAACGTGCAAGAAGTTTGGTTATCTTGTCGTTCATTTCACCGGATAAAAGGTTACAGGCTGAATTGAATTAGCCGATAAATCACATTCACCATAAGAAATAGACCCGCAAGATAGCTTAATGTATCTGAAGTGCCTTATGAGTGACGGTAGAAAATGAATGTTCAGTGACCCGCTTCCAAGACTGTTCACGTTTGACGTTGAATAGAGGCTGAACCAGTTTGTACCGTCTATCCCTGCAAGGATTTTATACCCCACCGTCAGGAATGAGGCCGACACACCGGGAGCATAACTCACCTGCAACGTTCCGTATCTTGTGCCTTCTGGTATGACGTAGGTATCAAACTCATTCGTACCCGCAACCGCCCCCGTTACCTGACCAACACCATTCGTGGTGGCAAGGTTTACTGATTTTTGTCCTTGTTCAAAAACAAATACTTTAGCCATTTACTTCCCCCTTAATTCTAATTAATACTGCATCCGTATAATTCACCCTGTAAATCATTTAGTTCACCTGCACGGCATTGACAAGCATTGCTACCCCTGACCAATTAGCGTCTTCTGCGTTACAGGTTAAATCTCCGGTTGAATTTGTATATATGAACTGTCCTCCGGTAAGCGGGATATTTGCTACCTGTGAGTATACATACAATCCATTGTTTGGGTTCCCTTGACCGTATATCTGAATATACTTGTTCGCCGCAGTGTTTTTGCCTTCAAAAAATAATCTTACTGCTTTTGCCCCTTTTGGAATTATCCCGCTTGACAACGCTTCAAGGTTCATTGTTGTTGCTCCACTTGCAGGAGTAGCCGATGGCCTTACTTGTATTGCTGTTTCCACATTCACCACTTCATTCACTATCGGCTGATAATTCCCTTCCCCGATTGAGCTTCCGTAGACGAGCATGGGTTCCGACACATAGGCGATGTTCCCTGTATCTGCTTCGAATGCTGTATAAATAAATATAGCTGTAGCAGAAGACGAGAAGGTATGTGTTACTTCAAGCCACTCCAAACCAGCAACACCAGAATGGGATGAACTTTTGGTCGTGCTTGCATTATCTCCAACGCACACCCTAACATTGTTTGCGTTTGAGGCATAAACCCACTGCCCGATAGTCACTGTTCTGCCTTTGAATTGTGTTATAAAAGCAGGGGATTGTATTCCTGACCCATCAAAATTATAGTATAGAGCCTCCATGCCATCGGCTCCTTTTACAGCTTTTACACCAAAAAGACCCTTGATGTATGTTGCATCTTCATACTGTCTATAAATATCTAACGTGGCATCCTTTTTCAATCCATCCATTGCCTTGGTATCTGCTCCCACACAGCCAGGGGTGACTTCATACCATTGTCCATTAGTACCGCCTGCACGGTCAACCTCAAAAGTATTGGCATCAGTAATAGATACCACTTCAAATACAAGGGGCGTACCCGCCGCATCCTTGACGAGCATACCTGCCGTTAGAACATGGGCATCGGAGGATACGGTTGTGCCCGATACGGTACTTGTAGCATCGGGTAAGGCTCTTACATTTTCAAGCGTCCCGTTGCTCCACACGCCGAAGCCTGAATTGGAGAGGAGATTGGTAAGTGTAGGCTTGGCTGAGATGCCAGTTGACCAAGGGAGACCCGTGGCGTTGGTGAGGACACCAGAGGCGGGAGTGCCGAGGGCAGGGGTGACGAGGGTTTGGTTGGTTGTAGTCCCCCCTGTATCATAAACAATCTTCCCCGTTCCTGTTGCACCCGTTGATGTTACCCCTTCAAATTTAGTATGACCCGTTACCTCAATCGTACCGGGGATTTTAGCATTATCGGCTGAAACCAGTTCCCCAAGTGACGTTACATCACTATCGGTATATTTGCTCTTTACAAGACTTACATCACCCATTTAATCTCCTATGTAGTAAGTGCTATGTTGTTTGCCGAACCCGTTGAAACATAGAACGGTAACCTGCTTTCTACCGTAAGGTAAATCACATCCAACGACCCACCAGAAGTATAGAATGGCAAATGCCCCCATGTACCCGTAATGGTACCCGTAAAGGATATGTTGGAAGTAGTTATACTTGAGAATGTAACCGTACTTGCCTGAATAGACTGAAACTT